TAACCGTCTCCTTGGTTGCTATCTATATAGATTATATTAACTAATACATTATATGTCAAATATTATCAGTACTATTTGTACTATTTATATTAAATATATTGTGACAACTACAGGTCATTTGTGTGTCAGTTGTGTGACATACACATACAGTACAGAACCTATGATACACCTGAAATACATATGTATAGACAAAGGTAGAGCCTCCTCGTACCTTTGTCATGTATATAATACACAAAGCACATATGATGAGCCCGCGCACAACTACCCTAAAGACCCAAACATACCTTTCTATAAGCATTTAGGGAAGCAATGGTTGTCTGGCCCTTATTCATCCCTACAAGCTACCCTATACACATACTGTGCAGGATCTACTATACACCTGAAATGTATATACACAGAGATGATAGGATGCCTCCAAACATCCTATCATCTCTAAGGTATGATATACCCTAAGACCTTACAAACACTGAGGTACTAATACACTGTATAGTATATACATAGAAAGGGTAATGGTTTCGGCCCATTACCCTTTCTAATACCTATCATAAACAAAAGGTATTAAATACCCAGTGTATGTTATTCCCTCTAAATGCTTGTAGAGGAACTATCATAAACCCTGAGCAACAGATGTGCGCGGTTCGTATATACACTATTCACTATCAGTACAGTGTACTATATACACAAAGACTAAGAACTATTTTGAGGATAGTTCTTAGTCTTTAGAATACCTATTATTCACTAAAGGTCTACTATTCATTAGTACCTATTAGTATATTAGGTCCTTATATACTGGACCCTTGTATATTGAACCTTGGTATGTATCCAAGGTCTTTTAGTAGACCTTGTCTACATACTGTTCATAAAAGGACCATTTATAAACAGTGGGTATTTAATACATCTCTTGGTAAACCTTATACCAGAGGACCCAATACCTACAAGAAATGTACACCCGACGGCATTCAAGGTCAAGGGCTTTTTTAAACATTTCTGGGTTGATCGCAAAATGTCACAAAGATGTCACAATCGGACCGTCAGTAATACCAGGGGTGTCATTAATATAAGAGGATAATACATGAACAGGTACGTCACAATGTCACACAACTGTCACACAACTGACCTGTAGTTGTCACAAAGATATTTAATATAAATAGTACAAATAGTACTGATAATATTTGACATATAATGTATTAGTTAATATAATCTATATAGATAGCAACCAAGGAGACGGTTATGAGCAAGGCAACGTTTAACGGACAGTTTGAAGATCTTAACAAACAACACGACTACAGCATCAACTGTATTAAGAACCTTTTAGATAAGAAATGCAGAGCGTTCTTGATCTTGGATGGTAAGAACAACAGTGGTTGCGATCTAAAGCTTATCTTCAAAGGCGAAGATATGCCAAGACACATTGAGGTTAAGACAAACTGGGGTAGTCACAAACAGACTGGGTTTGTGTACAATACCTTTATCGTTGAGACATACGCTGACTATGATAAGACACGTTTACCTGAATGGCGTAACACAGACAACTGGGTTGACTATTTATTTATTCATAACCTATACAAAAATGAGATCCATGTGTACGATGTGAGACAGTTGCGTGAATATGTACGCACACACGAATATCTACAGGTTTCTTCAGGTGCTTCTGTTAAAACAAAGAGCGCAGACAACACTAAATGTTCGTGGGGCATCAAGATCCCTTGGCAGTGCGAAGAAGCAGGTTGGCAACACACCTACACAGTCAAAGGTTTACATTATGGACAAACCAGTAACTACAATGAGCCTCTCTACCCAACCAGACATAGAAAAGAAGAGAACTGCTCTCAGATCTAAACAACGTGGTTTATACAAGAAACTATGTAAGCTCGGCAGGTTGGCCTCGGAAGCCGAACCTGACGAGCTAAAAGCTATTGAGCTACAACTAAAGATCGTAACCAAACAAGAACAGATGGTACGTGATGAGCTTAAGATGATAGGACCCGCGCCAATCTTCCTAAATGTACAAGATAGACTATTAGGTATAGCATTAGGTACAGTACCAGCTACAACAGATCAAGCACTAAAAGCAATAGCTATCTTAATGAACAAAGAAGGTACTGAACAAACAGATGAAGAACCAGTTGACTGGGAGAAGGTGTCTAATGATGGATAGTTATCTGGGTTTTCAATGGGAGATCACCAAGAATGAACTAAAGCGTAGGGTCCAAGCTAAGCTGGCTTCTAAACAGGCCAGCTTAGCACACAGTGCTATTAATAGGTGGAATCGTAGTGTCTTCAATGCGGCGAATATCCTTACCTTTAAAAGCTCCCCTGCTCTTGAACAGTTCATGTTCAGTGATGATAAAAGAATATTCATACGAGCAGCTAACCGTGTAGGGAAATCAAACCACGCCGCTGTTAAGCTTGTACGTACTATGTTAACAAAACCAGGTAGATACAGAGCTGTTGGACCAACCAATGAAACAACCATAAAGGTTATCAGTAAATACCTACACGAGCTGATTCCCAAAGATCAGCTCGTGAAGACATGCGCATACACAACAGCAAAGGGTTGGAAACACAATCTTATACAGCTAAAGAATGGTAGCATCTGTCAGATCATGTCCTATAAGCAAGACGCTATTAGACATGCTGGTGATACATTAGATGGCGTATGGTTAGACGAGCCACCTCCAATGGACATCTTCAGTGAATCCTTAACCCGTGTGTTCGATACAGACGGGTTTGTGTGGATAACCATGACACCTATCAATGCACCACAGAACGAGCTTCTACAGCTTAAAGAGCTTATAGAAAAGGAAGATAGTGGCTGGGTTCAATATGTTGCAGAGATGTCTGTAGAGAACTGTCCTTGGTACACAGTTGAACAGGTAGAGAAATGGTACAGAGAAGCTGCTTGTCAAATGAACAGTTACAGACAAAAGATCTTTGGAGACTGGGAAGGTCAGCCAACAGTTGTAAGGTTCAATCAATACGATCAAGCGCGCCACACCTTCCTAAACGATAGCGATGCCAACGTACTAAGATATATAATAGGTATTGATCATGGAGAGAAAGCAACCAGACAGATAGCCCTTCTAATAGCACTGATGGATAACAACACAATCATATGTTTAGATGAATACAGTTCATCCACAGCATCCACCCCTAAAATGGATGCTGTGGGAATAGTCAGTATGTTACGTGCAAATGGTCTTACGCCAAAAGATATTAGTGCATGGACTGGTGATATTAATACTGCTGGTAAGATGTCTCCAACACACACAGTAAACCAACTATTAGAGAAAGAGATATTAGAACTAACCAAACAGTCTATCAAGATCATCAAACCATACAAGAGCCAAGGTTCAGTAGACAAAGGCGAATACCTAATAAATCAAGCATTGTCAGAAAATATGTTGCTATTTCATACTGACTGTATTAAGCTCAGGTCATCTATGCTCACCTACAACGGTGAGGAGAACCTTAAACACCCAATAGATGCGCTAAGATACGCACTATATCCTATATTAGAGAAGATCTTCTCAGATAACAAACCCAAGGTAACGAGGATCCTACAAAGATGACTATTACACCACAAGATCAAAACGAAACTAGAAGATGGCGTTTTACACGCGAAGCACGCCTTATACTACAGGATAACTGGGAACAACTGTTAGTTCAGTACCTTGCAACACAGTTGAATACACAGCGTTTAGATGCGATAGGCCGTCCATCGTCTACGCTAAATCTGTTCAGAGATGTAGTCTCACAGTTAGCTATTCAATACTACAAACCAATGAACATCAACCATGCAGAAGCTACAACGGAACAGTTGTCCGAATTAGGCGAGCTAATTCAGACTGTATCCTTACATAGTTATCAGCAAACAAATAGTGAATACGTAATAGGTCTTAGAGAGAGCTTTATTTGTATTAAGCTCTCTGTGGATGATAATGGTAAGAACGTAGTGCGCTTAGAGGTGGTTGCACCTGATACAGTTCAATGTATGACGGATGATTCAGGACAGTTAGTTTATTTCAGACGTGAGGGACGCTGGCTGATTCCTAACACAGTAGAATATGTAGAAGGCTGGGAAGAATATTCATTGTTAGATTCAATAGCTACCTATAGAATCTATAGGTACACGGATCATGTAGACATTACAAACGTAATATACCCAGAAGGTTTCTTAGGTCTTAGAGAATACCCATTCTATGACGCTGAAGATATTGCATTCATACCAGTAGCTAAATACAGAGCAAGAACCACAAACGATGAATTCAATCCATATCATTTCTCTGAGCTTGTAGAAGGTACATTACAGGTAGGTGCTTTATGGACATATTGGAACAGAGCAGTACGCGATGCTTCATGGCCTCAGAGATGGGTTCTTAATGCACAGCCAGCAGGCTTATCCAACACACACGATGGGCTCGAAGCACCTTTCAGCACAGCAACTGTATCAACTGATCCAACATCTATCTTGGTGTTTGAATCACAGGATGGTAAACAGGTAAATATAGGTCAGTATGAACCCGGTGGAGATCCTGAGAAGATCCAGAAATCAATCGAAGCTTATCAAGCATCTATTGTACGTTGTGCAGGTATTCATTCAAGCGATCTGGAAGCAGTACAGTCAAATCAATCTGGTATTGCCATTAGTCTTAAGAAAGCATCACAAAGACGCTTAGCACAACAATATGTTGAAGAATTCCGTAAGGCAGACCTTGACCTGTTATACAAACTGGTTACGGTGTACAATGAATACATCAACGAAGGCGCCGATCTTCCTACTACTGGCTACACACTACAATACAATCTACTGCCTGCATCTCCTGAAGAAATGCAGTCAGAAATAAATGTTTCAACTGCATTAGTAAATGCTGGCTTTTTAAGCAAGGTAGATGTATATATGCAGTTAAACCCCGGAATGTCCAGAAAGGATGCTGAGACACATCTTATAAGAATCAAAGCAGAGAACGCACAGTTCTAATTAGTACAACAAACAAGGAGACATACACATGGAAGACACAGTAGACACAGTTAGCACAGAACAGCCTGTAGAAGCAGTACAGCCTGTAGAAGAACCAATTGTAAACAAGGATAGTCAAGAGCCAGAGGATCAAAGCTCTGGCTCTGAGGAACGCTCACGTACACAGTGGAAACCTAAATACGAAGCATTGAACACAGAATACGAAGCATTAAAGACAGAGAAGGCATCTTGGTTAACTGAGAAGGAACAGTTAACAACTAAATACAGTCAGTTAGAGAAACAGTATAACGAAGCGCGCGAATCCCTTACCTCTCTAAATGCACAAAGAGAACAAGAACATAGAGAATGGTTAGTAGCACAAGATGATGCACAAGATATGTTAGAACTATTAGAACTGGCATACGAGAAGGTCCAAGACAAGAACGTTAGTTTTGAAACATTCTACACTGAATACAAAAATAAGAATCCAAAAAGGTTCTCTTTGAATCAACAGGCCGAAACTGTTGATTCAAAGGTGAAGACAGTACCTACATTACAAAAACCAAGACCAGTTAAGAGAGCCACTACCCAAGATCAGGTATTGGATCACCAAACAATGCTTAATTGGTCACCAGCACAGTTCGCTGCTTGGGAAGCAACTGTAAAAAGATAAATAAAATACAAATAATAAATAAACAGTTGACATTTGATACATAGGGTATTTAATATCAAAACAGTTCTTAATAGTAAGAACATGATTTCATTCATTTAGGAGATAAAAATATGGCTGCTGATACATATAATAGCTTATCGAGCGACCTTCGTATTCCAGCTTACCTTACCAGTAAGCTTAGAGAGCTTTTAAGAGAGAAGACTGACCTTCGTATGTTGATGGAAGAAATTTCATTTGACGGCACTGGTTCTGCTGGCGTTAAGAGCGGAGCTTATCAGGTTGATGCACCTTGGACTGCACCCGGCGAAGATACTGCTTCTTCACCAGAGAACATTGTAGATAGCTCTGCTACCTTGACTGTTGCTCACTACCGCCTTGAGAGACAGCTTACTGACATGGCTGAATACACAGGCGGACCGGGAATGGCTCGTCTTGCTCAGGATATGTCCTCAAGCTCTAAGCAGCATCTTTCAAAGATGATGACTGCTCTCTTTGAGAACCTCTCACAGACTGTAGGTAGTACTGGCGTTAACCTTAGCTTGGCTAACTGGTATTCTGCAATGTACCTTAACCAGCTTAACCTTCTTGGTGGGGAAGAGATCTTCGCTGTTCTTCACCCACAGCAATACAACGACCTCCATGCCGCTATTGCTGCTGAGACTGGCGGGTTGCTTGCAAGCCAAGGTGACATTAATTTACTATACGCAAAGACAGGTGGATACAAAGGTAAGATTCTTGGTGTTGAAACATTCACACACAATAGCGTTGCTACCGTTAACACTGGTGCTGATCGTTGCGGAGCAATGTTCGGAAGAGGCTGTTTCGGCTTTACTGAATTAGACCCAAGACCTTTCGCTGCAAAGAACCCAGCTTTCATTGCTGCACCTACTGATGGTTCAGCTAAGATCGCCGTTGAATACCAACGTGGAGGATCAAACGGTAAGCAGCTCATTATTGGTCACTATTTCCCAGCAGTTGCTGAGCTTGAAGACCTTCGCGGTGTTGCTATCGAAACTGATGCTTGATAGTTGATAATCTCTAAGGGTAGCAGGTGCCTACAAACACCTGCTACCCTTAGTAACACAGTCAGATCGTTTACTGACTATAAACAAAGAACATTTAACAATACAAGGAGAAATAAAAAAATGACTATGTTAAAAAATAAGGTTAAGACCTTTTCAGGACAGAAAGCTGGTGTTATACCAGACGTATCAGTAAACCTTGCCAGTCAGAATACTATCTATAAGATAGCCGAAGGACGTGGTCGCTGTTTAGTTACCCACAACCCTAAGAAATGGGAACTAACAGAGGATGGTGAATGGCTACCTGTTATTAGCACACCAGTCATCATGGATGGTGTTAATGGTGTGTCTATTAGAAAGGGAAGAGAAGATTTATCAAGACTATTAGATTTCTATCGTAGAAAAGGTATCGTATACATCAATGACCTTGATAAGCGTTTAGGTAAATGGGTTGGGCTTATTTGCGCTAAGAAGAACATATATGATCAAGCTGGAAACCCAACAGAATTCTACTATCTTGGGCGCGACATTACAAAATTGGTCCCATCCCAACAATCTGATGGTACAGTGCTAATTAAACCTGTCGTAGATAGAGAGAAATACAATGAATTTCGTAGACATCTAATTCAGTCAGGCATAATTGAGGATATCTCAATTGACGTGCTTGAGAAAAAGCTTGAAATATTAACACAAACATTGGACACAATGTCTTCAAACGCGAATACTGCGAGCGGAAAGAAGACCAGAGAAGATCTCGCTAAAAGCATTGCTATGATCTCTGCACAGTTAGAAGAGATCAATTCTCCTTTAGATGAAGCATCTGAAGAAGAATCAGTAGAATCAGTAGAATTAGAAGACTACAGTAACATAGATGCTTCAGTCTTCCTACAAGATGAAGCAGCAGAACCAGTAGACCTTACACCACCAACACAAATCAAGAAAGGTAAAACCAAATGAAACCAGATATGTTAGTCATGTTAGAAGATGTTGAATACAAGGTAGTTAGTCCAGTTAACGCTTGGCTCTTAGAAGATGCTGAGGGTAACCAGATGGAAGCTCTTGAATCTACATTATCTGCTAAGGAAGAAGATGCTGAAGAGGCTGATGCCAAAGATCCTAAAGATGTTAGTGTTGAAGAGATGTTAGCTATGTCTCCTGAGCAGTTTGCAGCTTGGCAGAAATCTGTAGGGGGTAAATAATGTCCAGAGAACATAAAGAACGTCCAGAATATAGTAATGAACGTAGAAGAGATGCCAAGGAAGCTCTGACTGAGCGTCTGTATGAAGCTGGCTTATCCCTTGAAAAAGCTAAGGAAGCAGCAAAACAAGCATCAGATGATTTTGAAAGAAAGAGATAGATAACCAAGGTATTCTTACAGGAGGCCCACAAAGCCTCCTGTAAGACACCACAATCGCTCCTGACCAACTACCCTTGTACTACCATTGACAAACCCGTAGGAACGATCCTGAGCCAACGTAGACACCCTACTGAGGGTATAACACAGCACAGTTCAAGGTAGTATAATAGTAGGTCGCTTATTTGTTTCTCCTTGTTATGTACGCACCTCTTATACTATCTTTTTTAAACGGAGACAAAACATGTTATCAACAGATTTTCAGACAGCAAGGTTCTTAGTAAGAAACAAACAGGTTACAATCGACATGTCTTTGTACGATGGTGCAACAGAAGCAGTCTGTGCATCTGGCACATACCAGTTAGTTGATAACAATGGTGTAGATTTAGTTAACAAAGCAGTTACTGTAGTTAATGGCCGCGCAACAGTTACCTTGACTACCAGTGATCTTCCTACAAGCTTACCTCTATCAGATGAACTAAGAGAGATCTGGACACTAACTATGTCAGATACATCAGTAGAAACTGTATACAGAGATGCTTTCTTGTGCAGATCACATATACATCCAGTGATCAGTCAGCTAACCCTCGCCAAAAGGGTTAGCGGACTGGAAACCTTGATACCTTCAGATCGTGGTGGATCATGTCAGTACGTTATTGACTACACATGGGAGCTTATTATAAATAGACTAATGTCTGAAGGTAGATACCATTATCTTATCCTAAATGCTTATGCTCTTAGTGAATACCATACACACCTTGCATTAGCAGAGATCTTCTACGATGCAGAGACATTCATAGCTGGTGATGGTAGATATTCGCGGACTGCTGCACGTCACGAAGAAGAAGCAGAGAAAGCATGGAAGAAGCTTAAATTTGAATACGATATAGATGAATCAGCTAATAGATCAGGTACAAAGATATCTGCTGTCAGTGTCATCTATACAAACGCACCTCCTCTCTATTGGGGAAGATACTAATGCTTAAAGAACTGTTAGAACAAATACAGGCCGAGCTTGCCGAGAAAGGATTTGTCTTAGGGAACAATCCTTTCTCTCCAGAATTGATTGTACAACATAAGGTTGATACAAGAGATATGATGAAGCGTGCAGGCCGCGCCACAACCCCCTTAGATCCTTTACCAGAACCAACAATACAATACGTAATATTCCCTACAAGCACACGCTTAGACCCTATACTAAGAGATTTTAAAGGTGAAGGACCAATAGCAGCAGTGACAACTGTGCGGATTTCTCTATTAGTACCAATGTTTAAAGACAATAAAATGAATAGCTTGTGGAGATCCTTGGAGATAGAAGAGGATGTGGAGCGGATCATAAACAAAACCAGATCTATAAGCAACGGTACTGGTAGAATAGCAGCTAATGGTTTTTATGATAATACCAGTAGACAAATAACTAATGAATACATAAGATCAGACATTACATTCACGATCAAACATCAGATGCTCAACGGAGGTGCATAATGGCGAACAGAGGTTTATTTACATTCATAGAAGGTTCATCTTCTTACAAACGTTACACTAAGACCATTGCTACGTGCTTAGTGGACGATGTTATTGAATTAGACACAGAACTATACGAAAATACTACACCAGTAACCATTATGGCTTTAAGGGTAGCGGCCTCTGGAGGGTCCGCTACCCGTGTAGACCCTATTATCTACAGTGCAGAGACACCATCAGCAGGCGCAGTTACCCTTGAGACAGATTGGCTTGTAGATGGAGATGCAGGGTTAGTGTTCGTAGGTAATGATGCAGAGGTAATCGTATTCCCAAGCTTAGATGGTAAGCTCTATGTTAGACCAAACCCAGATGCTACAGCTACATCTGTTGTAGTAGACGTAATCATAGGACTATTATAATGGCTATTGGTACATTAAAAGGTAATGGTAGATTAAGAGCGTCAGCGGCGGCACAACCCCCTGTCACTGCAAGCATAACTGCATCTAACCAATCAGATGCTATAGCATTAGTATCATTAGCAGTTACAGCATCAGGTGGACAAGGTACGTTTACATACAGTTGGACGTTAACAGATCCAACAGGTACTGCACAGAACGGTCTTCTTTCTTCTACGAGCACTGCATCAGTTACATACACACCTTCATTAATTGGTGGTACGTGGGTAGCTATCTGTAGTGTCAGTGACGGCTCTGAAACCGTCACTGTCACGCATGTACATACATTAGGTAATAATGGGTGGGTTCAGATCTTTGAATATGAATCTAATGGTGCATCCAATATAACACCCGTAGCAGGAGCCTTACCCTTTGGTGGTAAATCATGGGGTACAATCAACGAAGCTAATGATACAGCTACAGGTCCTAAGATCGCTGCTGGTAGACTAACTATCAGTCCTACTAACGGTACAGATCTTTCAAGAGGAGCACCCGGAACACGTACTGCACCCGGCTTAACAATGCCCTTAACTACCTTAAATGCTTCACTAACTATGTTAGGTGCAAAACAGTTGATGTGGTTGATTGACGATATTACGTGGGCACCCGGAGCTACTAACGAAGCTATTAGATTTGGTATTGAACAGGCATCTAACGGGTTTGGTACTGGTTCATCAGGTAGAGGTGTTGCAGGTGGCCTTGCATACAACGGGACCCTTAGAGCTGGTTCTGTATTACGTCAGGACAGTTCTGGTACTGGTAACCTTGAATCCACTGCTACATTAGCATCTGTAGGTAGTGTTGCTGTTCTAATGGCTAACAGTGCAGTTCGTATTTATAGTTCTGCTACGGTTGGTGCGTTTGCCAAGCCAGCAGAGGTCTTAGCAGGCTCAGCAGCCCTTGTTGGTGGTGTGTTGGCATCAGGTACTGTTCCTACATTGGACAGGCTTGTGATGGCTGCTACCAGCCCAGACGCAGGAGCAGGCCCAGCTTTTTCTTGTGGTGAGATGTCTATTTGGGTGAGATAGCTTGACATACAGTTAGGCTGTTGTTTACATTGACTATAACAAGAAATATATCTTGTAATGAATTAAACATTTAGGAGAATAAAATGGCTGAACAAACAATCATTCACACTAAGAGAGATGGTATTCTTACAATCAGCGATGATGGTGATACCAACACATACACTGTTGCATATGAGGCTGGTGACCTTTCTGTGACACGTCCCGGTTCTGCCGAGATTCTTATCCTTGACAGAGGTGTTATTGGATCTATACCTTCATTACGTGCAGGAGATGAAGCACCTATTACCTTCACGTTCACTGCTTATCTTAGAGAGGTATCTAACGACACAGAAGCCGTGCTTACAGATATCTCTGAGCCTTGGGGAGGATATGTAGCAGCTAACTGGGTTAGTACATTAGCTGGATCTGATAAGAAGACTGTAACTGTACGTTATACTATTGATGGTAGTGCTCTTGGTATTGCCGATAAGACCATCAGATTTGATTACTGTGTGTTGAAAGCATCCTTCTCAGAAGGTGATCCAAGCTCAGTATCTATCTCTGGTACATCACACCAGTTAGACTACGTTCACGAATAACTATATCTTAAAGCATTAGGGCCATCAAAGCCCTAATGCTTTAGTAAACCCTGTAAATCTATAAGGATAAATACAATGTCTGTAACAACCGTATCTGGTAAAATTAATATTGATTGCTCATTCGATGAGATCTGGGATAACGGCGTTAATGCTGGTGCGCGTATTCCTAACCGCTTAAATAACAGTTTTAAATTAGCTAATGGTAGTGCATCTGGAGAGATTGACCTTGGCGTGTTCATTGCTGCTCGCAGTGTTGCTGCTGGTGGAAACACTGACTACGACCTTAATGCTATCGTTGATGAGCTTAAGGGATCACAGGATTTCTCTACTGTTAAACTGATTGCTATTCGTAACAACAGAACTACGGCTCTTGCTAACCTTCTAATTGGTCCTAAAGACGGTACAAACGGATTTGGTATTCTTGGTTCACCTACTGCTGGTAAGGGCTTCTGGAATGCTGGTACTGAGCGTAACGTAGTTGCTCCCGGTGAAGGCTGGGTTGTGCTTTGGAATGCTGACGGTGTGCCTGTTAACGCCACCTTTAAGGATCTCCGCGTTACTACATCTGCTGTGTCTGGATCTACAAACAGTTGGGATCTTATGATCTTAGGAACCAGTGACTAATGTCTAACGAGCTTGAAATTAAATTGGCTCGTCTTGAAGAGAAGCAGATCTCAGAATCTGCTTCTCTAAAAGAGAACATGTCAGAGGTGAAGACCAGTCTTGCACTAATCAACACAAAGCTCGACAACATAGCAGTAGCTGAGAACAGCAAACTGTTAACAAACCAAGAGCTTAAGATGACTGTCGTTGACCTTAACAAACGTCTAACCGAAACAGAGAAGGTAATCGAAGGTCTTAAAGGTCTTGGCTGGAAGATATTAGCTGGTGGTGGATTAGCTGGTCTTGGCGGTGCTGGTGTAATTGATTTGGTTGCAAAAGCATTAGCTGGTTAAATCTTCGTACACAAAGCACATTCAAAGCCAAGCCCCTCAAAAGGCTTGGCTTTTATACATCTGGATATTCATAAACAGGATCCGGCGAATAACCCTGCTCTAATCTCCTAAATGCACTGGAGGACACTATGTTAATAGACCTAATACAAACATACAAGAATATCTACATGCTAAAACAAACAGTCGGTAAACTGAAGGTAGCTATTTGGGAACTACAGGTAGTAGCCTTACACGTATACACTATGCATCTATTAGACGAAGCCATAGACCCTCAGAATGGCACCTACGTTGACCCAGGATCGCTTGCAGATCCAAAGACATAGTAGGACCTACCCTCGAACCCAGGAACGATCCTACGGGCTTGTGGCTCGGTCTATGGGCATCTACACATTTAGTACATAAGAACTGATAGAAAGGGTAAGCTTTTTCGGGCTTACCCTTTCTTGTATATACCTATAAATATTATAGATATTTATATGATAATATTTGACACACAGTACTGTATATAACATAATGTATTCAGGTAGTTACTAAACAACACAAGGAGAAGATTATGGACCTTAAAGAAATGAACGATGAGCTTGTAGAGATCAATTTAGAGCAGGCAGGGCTTCTATTACAGTCTCAGCTATTAATCAACGACATACTACTGTTAGTGGAAACACAATCAAACACCAACGACAGATTAGATACCAGCATACAATACCTCATGAACAGAAATGACAAGGAACTAAACTAATGTATATTGCTAAACTAAATCTGTTCTTGAATTCATTAGATACATTCGACCAAGAGATATTCTTATCGTCTATTGGTGACAACAGCATTAAGGAGATCGCCGAACGTACAGGTACTAACTATCAGAAGCTCTACAGACGTAAGCGTGTATTGAATGAAGAATGGTATCTGTTTGAAAACACAGTAGATATTGCAATCAGTAATGTATTAAAGGATGTGGACAGTGAATAGCTCAGGATTGCTCTCAAAGGCAATGCTTGAGCTTGAGGCATTGTATATAGATCTTGAACAGTGTACTGGTGCGAAGGGTCTATCAAAGGAATGGCGCACAATCAATAAACAGTTAGCATCTCAGGTATTAACAATGGATCCGGCCAATTCCCTACCAGTATTAAATACAATAACTAAACATATGTTTGATTACCCTTGGGAACATATCTACGAAGATGAAAGAATAGATGCTTGTGATACAGAAGATTTTGCTAAGAATATTAGATCCTTAAAACAAAATGTAATACAGTTAATAAACAAGGTACAAGGAGAACTACAATGAACTACATAAGACAAGCTAAATACGTCATTAACATATATGACGTAGATGATAGCTTCGCGGGCGAACTAAACCCAGAACACTGTGAATACCCATTACACATGTTAACTAAGCCAATGATAGGCTATACACGTTTATGGTTTGATGAGAATGGTAAACATGTACCATCTGTATTTGGTGTACCTAAGGATGTTAGATACCTAAAAGCAGTGGATGTTAAACATTATGAACAGTACACTATATTTACATTAAGACTGGAACGTATGTAAGGTTCTTATAAATACGTGTAGAGAGAAAGGATAGGCCCGAAAAGCCTATCCTTTCTCTTATGTACTACATACACTGTACTGTATGTGAATAGTTAACGAAGGGTCCGCGCACCATTGCTGCTCAGAACACCTATTATATTTCCCTATAAGCATTTAGGGAGGAATATTGGCTCGCCTCATTGTATTCAATACACTAATGTACATTCAATACAATGTACCGTATATACAAAGAGACAGATCTATTTTGGAGGATAGATCTGTCTCTTATAGAATACCTATTATTGAATAATAGACCTATTACTAACTATAGGTAGTTTGTACTATCTACCTTAGTACACTGTGTTTGTATGTTCAGAGGTCTTTTAGTAGACCTCTTCACATACTGTATATTAGGACCGTTCATAAACATAAGGTACTATATACATACCGAAACCACTAAGCAAAATGTACACCCAAAGCCATCTCAGGTCAAGAGAAAACTGAACTATTTTCCACTATCTTTAAAAGATTTACATTCTTTTTACATGTGGTGTGTTCAATAATAACAGGGTAGTTCAGATGCTCTTCTTCAGTGCAGATGTTCTGTTTAACCACCCAGAAAGAAACACGTTCATTGTAGGCTTGGTCTTAACAAGGTTATGATAGAACTGTTCACGCATCTGTATTAGTTCAATGGCTAAGGATCTTTGATCGCTAACCGCGCGAACCAACCTCATTGTCTCAGTACCAACTATCCCATCGTCTGCGCATTTAAGAGCACGTTGTAAGAACCGAATGCTTTGCCTGACACCACAGTTAACGGCACAGTCAAATACTACTAACGCTAAGGGATACGACATTTCTGAACACATACAAGGATCCCAATACATTTGTTTATATATAGTATCTCTTTCTTGTTCAGTTAGAAGGAGGACAGTTCGCGCGGGTTGCTTGATAGATGCACGGTAACTATCGTAGGTCTTTTGTGTCACACCATTCATAGTTTTTCCGCCGGGATCATTCTTATTATCAGAAAAGCCCCCTTCCCAAAGCAATGTAAACCCTAACACATCATCTATACAAACAGGATCCATAAATACCTCATCGTTCATAAACAAAGGATAGAAGAAAAGCTATGGGTTTGGAGGCCCATAGCTTTTCTATACACTAATACATCTACGGTAAACTACACACAGTATCACCACACATACATTCTTCACAGTCAGCAGAGACTGTGCATTTACAGTCAGATGGGTCAACAGGATATTGTACCATCGAACCCGGCGAAACCCCCTCTGCTGCTTCTCCTAAATGCTTAAAACTATTACAGTATACATCAAACATACATACCCATTCATCATAGTTCATAGTAACTAATATAGGTTCTCTATCAGCTTTAGTAATAACAACCTTAACATTACCTTTACAGTCCTCAACAGCCTGTCTATAAGCAGCAGATATATTAGGTCTTATCTGTCTCTTAAGCTCAAAATGTACAGGTAGTTCCTCACAATAAACATCAGACTGTTCACAACCACCACGAGCCTGTGATAAACCACGTTTAAAAACATAACCCGTATTAAGAGATAGTTTATTAGCTATCTCACGTTCAAACGAAGCACCCTTAACACGAGCACCTTTACCTCTTGTAGCCATTACAATACTCCTACCTTACGCAATATGTATATAGAACATACACACAGTACAGCAAAGTAGGAGTATAAGAAACACATATTATCTAACAGCGTCAGGGTTGGCTTCGTACCACTGTAACACCTTAACACCAGTGAGCCCCTTTGGTGGACGCTTATTTGTATTGATCATACTGTTGATAGATGTACTGTTTAAAGACTTCTTCTTATCTACTGTTTGATCATGCTTAGCAAGACGTGCTGCTTCTTCACGAGCAGCAGCACTCTGTACAAGCTTACCTTTAGTAAGCAAGAGTAGGTCTTCTGCATCCATTTTTTGGCCCATAGCTTTCTTTTGGTAAGCTATCTCTATGTATAGGTTCTTGAACTCTGGGTCTTTAAGCTCTGGGTTCTTTTCAATGAAACGTTTAGCATTAAGCTGTTCCTCTTGGAACTCTAACTCTTTTCTACGTTCATCCAAGGATAGCTTCTGTAAACGAGCAGCCTTAACATCCAAGGCTTTAGTAAGGTTACCATCTTCGTATAGGTCAAGCCCATCAATGTTCTCATCAGCAATAGCCTTCACTCTATCGTAGTTACTGAGTGTCTTCTTACGTTCAGTCAATAGCTGGTCTTCCATCTCAGCTTTTAGTTTGCGGAGTTCTGCTGCTTCTTGTTGTGACTTAGTAAGAGCACTACGCATATTCCCTATAAGCTTTCTACCAGCATCAGTGGTGTGCTTGGCTAATACTTCCTTATAGGAATAACCTACCTTACCACCTTCAAGATCCTTGCGAGCAGTTTCAGGTAGGTCCCCAAAGTCCGTGCTCATAAAGTCGTCAACATTAAACTCTGTATCTTCATCCATTATACACCTCTATCCATAAGTAGTTTCATTAGTTCATCTTCGGTAGGCCCAGCAGGAGCAGCCTGTCCCATAGCAGGCTGTCCCTGCATGTCTTCATTCATTGGCATTGGTTCAGCTAAGAACCTTGCAAACTCTCTATCCTTTGCTAACTCACCCAACTGTGCAGCTAACAATAGTACGTCTGTATCTTTCTTAATAGATGCAAGATCAAACATATAGTCATCCTCACCAAAGTCAGTAGTAGCTTGTCTGATAGCAGACAACAGTTGTACTAACCCTGCTGGGAACTCAGTAACCGTAGCTTCAAACGCGGGCATACTACCCTGAAGCTGTAATAGGGGCAACATCATATTCAATGATGCAACCAGTTTGTTCATAGCAGATACGCCGAACTTACCTTTAGGTGCAACAGCAGAAGCAAGCTTATCTCTACTTGCTTTGTCTTTCATCATAGCATCTTGTACTTCCATATCCATATTAAACTCCTTCACTAATAGTTTGTGCTTGTTCCATAGCATATAGACCATCGGCACCATCGTCTACTAACTTTCTATATGTATCGTTATATGTTTTTATTTTTTCATCCTTCTTCTCTTTAGCAGCAATGCCTCTCTCTAAGGTAGCATCATCTAAGATCTCTAACCCACGCTGCTTCATTATCTGTTCTCTATGTACACTGTTCTCTACATATGTACCAAGGCCAACATCGAACCCACCATTGGTATCTCCCCAACGGTTAGGTGTCTTTGCAAACAAGGATACTAATACCCTCGGACTACTGCCACAAGAGCAGTAGTCAGGAGGTTCACCTATACCTAACAACTGTTCGTCATATACATTACAGCTCTTACAATATGTTTCATATAAAGGCATCTATCACTCCGTTGGTACTGGTGGTCCTGCTGGTGGTGCAGGAGGTGGTTCTTGTTCCTTAGCTGCTAAGGTCTTAGCTAACTCTTTTAACTTAGGCATTTCATATAGGTCCGACAACTGCTCTAACATATGTGATGGTGGCACACCTAACTGTGCAAGTAGAGGAAGTAGTTCTTGGAACTGTTTCTGCTTCTGTTGTTTCAAAGCTGGTGTAGCTAACTGATCAATAGCACTGATCTTAAATGTAGCATCAATATCTTCAGATGTATAGGTCGCTGTCTTACCACCAACCAACACAACATCTGTTTTATCTATCATGTTTAGTGCCATTAGAGAAAGCGCATAAGATGCTGTACGTTCAATAAGTTCATCTCTAATGCGCGCCATTCTTCCTATATCATTACTGGTATAGTCCTGCATAATATTAACTTCAGTAGCAGTAGCCTTAGTAGCTTCACCTCTAACGAATGGACCAGTAGGAGATGACTTATTAATATCCTGTTCAATAAGACCTAAGTACGAAGCATAGTTACCACTAACAGGTATTGTAGGTACTATTGTAAATGCACTTTGTAAGCTGTCTGTAGTGTCTACTTGGATAATAGCACCATCCTCTCCAGTTACTAAAGCTTCAATAGCTTTAGTATCTATCGCACCTTTTTTAATAAGAAGCTGGCGCGTATCCTTTCTTACCTGTCCAGCCATACGTGTACGTACTAAGTTCTTTTCTCTTACCTGATCATAGATCTTACGTAATGAAGATATACCTTTAAGAGGTGCGCCCGGCTCATGCCACATATACAGAGGTACAATAGGTGATGTTGGTATACCATTGTATCTAATGTACAGTACGTCTTTAGTAAGTACGCCGTTCTCTTTCACAAGAGAAGGTGACCAAACTATCACCTTCTCTTGTATAAGGTCATAGAACTCTACAATGGTTACAAACTCAAATGAGTCTCCAACACACACTGTATCCTGCGCACTATCCTCTTCAAGGAACAATGAACCAGCATGACCGTTCCATCTCTTACCGGGAAACATATCCTTAGCAATAGCCAAAGGTACTTCACTAATACAACCAGTCCATCTTTGTTTGTACCAGTCAGGCGCACTACTATCTACAATAACTTCCCAAGGTGGTAGAGCTTGTAAGGATAACTTCTCATCCTTACTTGATAACTTAATGAATGAGCATGGATAGATCAAGGATAGTCTACAAGCATCGGTGAACACAGAGTTCTTATTAAAGAAGAACTCGTTCACCAGTGTCTCAGCAACAGCAGGCTTAGCAGTAGGTGTATTGATATCAGCACCTATAGATACAGCAGGTGCCTTACTAAACAAACTGTTAACAAAGCTATCTACCCATGAGGATGCATCAGGTACTTGTACATCATCTTGTTGGGCATCTAACCCATTGTAGAAGTCTACACAATAAATATCCTTGTACTGCTTAAAGGTAGGTTTTAGTTTGTCGTAATACTCTTGGTGCTCTAAGTATATTCTTTTAATAAGATCATCGTAGTTTGTACTCATTTGGTACTCCTGTATTGTTTAACGAGCTAATGCTCTGAAACGGTTCTCTGCTGGTTTAAATGTTCTCTTACTATCTATGTAGCTCTGTGGAGATGGTACATTCTTTAGGCACTGCCATGCAAGACCTAATGCCATAACTCTATCACTATGTCCATATTCACCATGAATAGACTCAGGTGCTTTGTTAACACTTGGCATGGTCAATGCTTTAAGTTCACATAGAGTAGGGTAGTCAATAACATTGATAATACCTTTTCTGATATTGGTCTTTAGTTCTTCGTGCATTACCAGTTTACTTTTAGAAGTAGTCTCCCAAGGTTTACCATCTTTAGTCCATAGCTTTCTGAACCCAAGGTTCTTAAGTTCATTCAGTACAGCATTTCCATAGTTGTTTGCTTCTACCAGTACCCATGCATCGTTATACTTCGCAGATATCTGTTGTATTCTATAGGCTAAGCCATCACAGCTTAGCCTATTAGAACTGTATATATATACTGGTTTACTAAACTTCTTATCAGGTATGTTCTTATCAAGTACATAGATAACAGAGTGGTCTTTACCTACACCAGCAGCAACGTCTACACCTATACCATAGGTCATACGTGGTAATGGTTCTTCTAATATGTTCTCTTCTGTATTAGGTATCTGGAATGTGTATAGGTCTTTGAGGTCATCTGCCGTATAGTAAGCATCACCCTTCTGTGCAAAGATATCTTCTTCACTGGCTGGATACTCGGTCATAAAGGAGGCCAGCCCGATCTCAGACAGCTTCTTACGTCTCCAGTATACTTGACCATCAGTGAGCTTGTAGAGTTCCTTGTAGAGCTTCTCAGAGGGCTCTATGACGAAGTCCTCTGGTACGTCTGATGTGTACTCTTCGTGCTCATACCAAGGGAAGAAGATAGTCTGCCAACCTTCACGTTCATCCTTACGTATACTCTGTATCAGTTTGTGCATTGGGTCGCCGTACTGTTTACATGTAGACTCAATGATAACTTGGTTTTCATTTAGAGAAGCTATCGCGTTACTGATAACTTCTTCTGGGTCCGTGTAGAAACATAGCTCAGAGATGTGCGCCAAATGTAAAGACTTACTTCTTGTACCACCATGTCCACCAGCAGATACACTTTGTATAGATGCACCGTTATCATCGAACCTTAAGTACGAAGCTGTCTCCTTCCTGAGTTGCCCTCGAAGCAACTCAGGAATGGACTGTAAGAACTCTTTATGTTTTAAGAACACTTCATCAGCGGCATCTTGTTTATGTAAGATACTTAGTACGTCAATAGGTTCTTTAGATGTATATGCTTTCCAGAATAGGTATGCTGCAACTAAGGTAGTAATACCTAACTGTCTTGCTTTAATAACTACTACAGGTTTGCCAGTACACAATACATCTAATAACTGTTCTTGTTGTTTGTTAAGGATGAATGGTACGAGCTTACCCTTCTTATCTTTTATACGTAGCCTTGAGATGAAGGCGCGCGGATCACTATTAACTTTCCCTAATAGCTCTTGAATGTCTTCTATGTTCATACGCTTGTGCCTTTAGTAAGGTAAGCAGCTACTTCTTTTAACAATGCTTCTTTATCAGTTAGTGATGTAGCTTTACTCTTCTTAATATCCACAGCGAGCTTAGCCATACCTGTTAGGTATCCTAAATATAGTTTGTCATCTACTGGTGTAGTCTTTAATGCATGTACGAATACAGACAATGTGGCCCACAACACATTGTCTGTATCTTGTCTCTCTACAAATACTTCTACTGCTGTCAGTGGTTTACTCATCAGTTACTCCTTATCATTTAGGAGGAAGGTACATTCCCATCCTGCTTCCTTACATTCCCATTGTACTCTAATACCGTGGTTTGTCTGCCCAGCCTGTCCATCGTTAGCATGTGATAAACCACCAGGAGTACTACGCTTACCTTCTTTACCATCAGCAAATGCTCTTAGCTTGAGAATATTGTAGACGTAACACTTACCTTCGTATTCGTTAACAACATACATCTTGTGTAAACCAGCAGATGTTCTCCACTCAGGCTTGACGGTCTTGTTGTGATCAGCCCATGTCTCTAAGAACATTGTACTCCAAACCTTCTTACCGTCAGGAGATGTGCCTTTGTTAGACTTTACTTCTACGTTGTAATAAAGATCACCGAATGCTCTGACCTGCATGTCATAACCAACATTGTTCTTACCGGGTAAGATAACACACTTATGAGGACCGAGTGTATCTACTATACGCTTAACTGCAACTGTTGCCTTAGCGTTGGTTGTTTTGAAGTTCTCAAGGTGTGTCTTATTCTGTGTCATTGTCATGTTTATCCTCAATGTATTTAGTTGTGTACTGTATGTACCTATACATAATATATACTATTATATGTATTATGTGTCAACTAAATATATAATAAACTACTTAGGTCTATTGTTAATATCTACTTGTTTATGAAGACTGGTAATAGAAGTTTCAATAGCACCTAAGCGTTTGTCAGTAGTCTCTTCTAACGCGCCCAACCTATAGTCTACCTTTATTAAACTATCAGACATGTTAGAGATAGTTGTTTGATATACCTTTCTATCTTCATCATGTGACGTTAATAGTTTCTCAATATCCTTAGAGCGTTGTTCAAACTGTCCAATAGCAAACGGCCACATCTTAGAATGAAAGAACCACATCAACGCACATAACAATAAGAACAACACACCAGCAGCACCAGATGTATTAGGTATCTGTGATATCTGTTCTATGAATGTAGGGTCCGCTACTAAGGTCTGTGGTTCCATGTTTACTTCCTATCTGTCTTATACAGTTTGTTGTGTCTGTCGAGTTCTTTCTTCTCCTCAGCATCTATAAGAGATCTTCTAAATGCTTGTTGTTCAACAGGCGAAGTATACCTTGCATCTGTTGTAAAGCCACCCATTTCAAGACCTGATATGTTTAGCTCAGTACCTTTACCTTCTATGTTTGAAACACCCAACCAACTTGATACACCAACAACAGCAGGTGTGTAGTCATTCAACAACGTAGATGTACCTAACATACTTGATGCTGTAAGCAGTCTTGTCAACTGCTTCACAGCATTCTCATTGATAGCACCATTGTTGTCAGTAAGCGTATAGGTATAGTGAAGACCTTTATCGTTGATGTAGTATGGTTCACCAGCTCTGGCTTCGCGCGTATTAAGCTTAACACCTAAGTACTTTTCTAACATAGGTATCATACCAAATGCTTCGTAACGTGCGATCAACCTTGGGTCTACATATCCTCTACTTGCTAACTGTTTCATTGTATCTTGTGTACCGGGTACTATTACTTTTAGGAGAGGGTTGGCCGACTCTAATGGACTCTCTTCAAACGTAGCAAAGTTTACTAACTTAACTATTGTATCCACCATAGGTACTGATGGACCATAGATAGCATAGCTTTCCTTATCATTACCTTGATACAAGGCCAGTAAAGGTTTAGCCATCAAACGTACTGGTTCACTTCTATACGCATACTCTTTATCAGTATCGTCATCACCAAAGATGTTAGCACCTTTAGAGAAGCGAAGACTGTTCTTAACTCTCTTAGGGTTAGTTACTATTTGTTCTAATAGGTTAAGGGAACTGGCGCGGGTGAATGAATAGAATGCGAACCATGAACCGATACTCTTCTTCTCGGCATCGGTCATACGTCCATAGTCAAACAGTGCTTCTCTTGCTTGTCGGATGGCTTGTGCTGGAGGCAAGCCATCCTCAAGCTTCTGTACAAGTACGGCTGCTCTGAATGTACTATCTGATGTAGCGGCGAACTCTTTAAACCCATCAATAAGCTTACTTGAGAAAGAAGGATCAATAGACTCTGCTATCTTCTGTACATCTGATGGGTTAATGAATGTAGTCATCTGTGACTGTTGTAGTCCACCACGTCTCATCATGTCTGCTACTTCTTCGTAACTGTACTGTCTACCTGCTTTGTCTATGACTAATGCTTTAGATGGCAGACCCGCCTTCCGCGCTCCCCACCAGTCGTTCGCTATGCCTGCCAGTATAGAACCCTTACCAAGTTTAGAGAGCGATCTTACAGTCTCTGCGCCGCCCATATTACCATACATGATGAAGGGTGCAGTTAGGATGTTAGCCCCGTGGAACCTTAGTCTAAGCGTAAGCATGAATGTATACTGTGCTTCTTTAAGACCTCTGAGTAGTTTACCAGGAACCTTATATAACCAAGGAGTATTCTGTGTGCTATGCATAAAGGATGCAATGTTCTCTAATGCTTTAGGTGAACTGAGCATCTTCTCTACTTGCTGATAGCCAGTGATGTTAGTAGGGATAGGCGCGTCTAATACCAACTTAGATAGGTCTGTGTCTGGTTCTACTAAACGTACACCGTCTTGCCAGTAGTACTTCCAGATATCAATATCCTCAGTCATGTCACCGAGCTTATACTTCTCTTTAGCATACAGAGCATCTCTACTAATAGTTTCGTCTAATAGTGCTTGTTGTTGTTTACTTAGAGTTGAGGATATAACGTCCTCAACTCTCTTGCTTACACTACCTGATGTAAGAAGATCTTGCTTCTGTGCGAGTGATAGTGTATCAAATGCTGGGTATGCTTGGGCCGTACCAGTGATATCACTTAACTTCTTAGATCTTAACAATGAATGTATCTCTGAAGGTGTGTATCCAGTAGCCGCAGCGACAGTAGCTATTTCTCTAAATGCTTGCTTAGGTTCAAGGTCTGCTATACTACGCATTGCTTGTTGGTTAGATATGTTAGCTGCTCTATTCAAATAGAGAGCAGCTAACAGGTCTTCAGTACTTGTCTTGGTACTAAGCACAGATACACTATCATTTGCTTTTAGTGAACTGAGTTCTTCGATATACGCAGAGAGATGTTCAGCAAGCCCATCTGGGTCTTTAGCGATAGCATCTCTTAGTCTGTTGGTAGCAACAGCGCGGCGAATACCTTCCTCTTTCGTAAGATGTAGAACACCTTCGTTACTGTTCTTACCAAACACAGAGAAGGAACGTTCTAACCATTCAGTTCTACTGTTCTTAGGGATAACAACGAGGTCTTGTATCTGCTGTACGAAGCCATCCAACATCTCCTTATCTTTAGCTTTACCAGTTAACAAACGTACCATTACCTGCTTATCTGTAAGCTCACCTGTAGTTGGTAGTCCGTAGAATGCTCTTACTTCTGGTGACTGTTTAACATCTCTCATTTCTATAGGTAACTGTTTAGCTATAGACGCAGCACGTTGTTGTGTTTCATCTAAGATAGTTAATAGGCGCGGATCTGTCTTAACAAGAGCAGCACTCTTAAACGTCTCAGAAGGAATAGAACTTAAGAACCCTCTAACTGCTTTGTTGACAGTGTTGACGATGAACCCACGTCTTATATCTACAGGCTTAACCAGTTCATTGTATACATATGTATCTTGGAACTTAGCTATCTGTTCTGGTGAGCTAACCTTCGTAGGGAACTGTCCTCTGCCCACTGCTTCTATGTGTAGGTCTTGTAGTAAACGTATATCTTCTTTGGATATACGTTTACTATCACGTACTTCCTGTAAGAGTGTATATAGATCCTGTCTACCTTTGTACATATTTACGAACCGATCAACCATTGTTGTTAAACTAATAGACTCTTGATCAGTTAACTTAGCATATGGTTTAACCTCTGCTTGTACACCAGAGATACCTTTGTCACGTCTACCTACGTTTGTAACTTCGAGTAGTTCAACTGCACCATTGTTTAGCTTCTTTAATATGATACCTGTCTTTGTTTTACCAACAGCTTCTAAGATCTCATCAGCTACACGTTTGTTAGTAGCATATAGGTTAGGTGTTAATGCAGTGTACTTACTTGGTAACAGGTTAGGGAACCATGCCTGATCTCTCCTAAGTGCATCTCTGAACATACGCTGTCCAGCTTCACTACCTATTTGTTTTCTAAAGGTTTTCTCTACCTGTGAACGTATATATGGGTTATCCATATTCTTACTTACGAACTGTGCTCTATCTGTACCATTAACTATAGCTTGTTTAACTAATGGGTTTCCTTCTATTGTATCTTTTAATAGGCGAGGTACTTCTTTAGTATAGCCAGTAGGAGAGAGTAGTGGCGCGTCCAGTGTCTTACGTAGGTCTTCAGGTACTGCATCCAACATACCCTTTGTATATGCCTTAGCTTCTTCTATAGACATACCATCTATACGCTTAACCAAAGGGTGAGCCTCCCCAAGCTCACCCTTGGCATAACCCTTAATGTCTTCAAGGTCAGTACTCTTCTGTGTATAAG